CCGGTGAAGTTCTGACGTATAATCCACACAACTCCGCGCCGGGTGCCCCCCTCACCCGGCGCGGAGTTTTTTTTGTTCGGTCCTGCATCGTCAGAAATGGGGGTGGCCGCCCGGGCCGCATCGCCATTTCCGACGATGGTCGCCGGCACCCATCGCCCGAATTGGCGTGGCAGCCAGGTCAGCGGCCGCAATCGCTGAAACTGGCGATGCCTTCGAGGGCATCGCTCAATCCGGCGAGCCTGCCGGCGGCATCGCCCGCTCTGACGGTGCTGCAGCGCGCAGTTCTTCCAACACACTCATCATGGCATAGCGTTCAAGGCTTTTCATATTCGTGAGCCGTGCGTGCCATCGTTTTTGCTTGCGCTTGATGCGCTCACGTTGGCGGAAGTCATTGCCGAGGTAGCGGTAATCGTGAAGCTCAAGTGGCTCGGGGAAGTTCATCCACAGCCATTCGGTTGCCAGCGTTCCGCCGCGAGTAATGGCCTGCCATGAAATAGTGCGCCACCCATCCAACTCGCGCGCGTATAAGTCGCTCCAATAGCCCGAGATCATCACCATGCAAGGCAAGGCTTTGATGATGCGCAACAGCGCGGAGTGTTCTTCCTCCGAGGCAAGTTCGCGACGATAGAGCGGGCGTTGTGATGAGCGTGTGCTCATCAGGTAAGGTGGGTCGAGGTAGATAAGGGTGTCATGCGTGAAAGCGTGTTTCGATTGGTTGGCGGTCAGATAGTCGAGTGCGTCGAAGTGCATAATGGTCAGGCTTGGCACTTCGTTACCGCGCCACATGCAGTTTGCCACGTGGTCATCGCTATCAATGCCGATGCTGGCCACAGCGGGCCGCTTCAATCGCATGATGGCCCCACTGCCGAGAAACGGTTCGATGTAGACGCGGTGAGGCGGCATCTGATTGATGATCTTCTGATAGGTGCCGTCTTGGTTCTTACCACCCGGATAGGTCACAGCTCGCCTCGACACATTTGGCGATGAGCGATCACCACATACAGCGTGACCGCGCGGCGGTGCGCGGCGGTCGCCGAGTCACGTGACCAACCAGGCTGCGTGACCCGCCAGCGGGTCACATCCGCTACGGGGTCACACTGTGACTGATCACCGCTCGTGACTCCCCGAGTGTTCACAGTTTAGGACCCGTCACAGCCGTGACCGTGTGCAGCGTGACCGCGCCGGCAACGTCACAGCCTGGCCCGTCACCTTTTCGCCGTCGTTCCATTCGCTTGCGGCATGCAGCCGTCGCATACGTTTGCCGCCCGGTGACCACACGCCCGCAATTGCAACCGCAGATGGTGATAGCCTCGGTGCGTTCGAGCGCCTCGCGCACGGCGCGGGCGAGAGTGCGCGCCACAAATACATGCACGCCGTTACCGACTGCGGCATAGCGCGCGGCTTTGGTCATGCCCGGAAGATCAAAGTCGCGCGGCAACCCTTGCAGCCTCAAAGCCGCGCCCAAACAGGTCTATGCCGGGGAAGAGAGAAATAACAAGCATCGTCATTGCGTGACTGAGCTGGCTTTCCGTGACCTGGCCAGGTCACGGCTTCGGCGCCGCGTCACGGCGTGGCCGAGGGCGTGGCAGTTTCCGTTTCGATGGCCGTCGGGGTCATCGTCGGCGTTGACGTGGGGGTATCGGTTGGCGTGGCCGTCACGATGATGATCCACGGCGTGGAAGTCGGCGCGGGTGTGTACGTTGGGTAAGCCGTATAGGTTGGGTACGGCGTCCAAGTGAAAAACGGCGTGGCCGTCTTCGTTGGGCCGGGCGTCACAGTGGCTTCAATTGTCGGCGAGGGCGTGAATGTGTGTGAGGCCGTCGCGCTCGGGCCGGGCGTGGCCGTCACTACTTGGGTGATGATCTGTGTTTCGCGGATGATCTGTGTTTCGCGGATGATCACCGTTGCCACGCGCGTTGCAACTACAGTGACCGGCACAAGCTGAGTGACTGGATAAGGCTGCCCACCCCCACTGCCCACGCGCACGATGCGCGTGACTTCAACGATCTGCGTGATGGTGATGAGTTGACCGGTGCCCAAAGCGATGACGGGCGTTCGCGTTGAAGTTGGCTCGCCCGGAAATCCGGCCGGCGTCTTCGTGTCGAAGTAGCGTTGAATGACCGGGGGGAACGTAGGCAACGCAGAGCCGAGGGGAGGTGTGGGAGTGCCCGTTGGCGTGCCATCGGGATTCCACTCGAAGGCCGGAACCGTCTCAGTGGGTTGAATGGTCACTGTGGCCGCTGCATCTGCAAAGCCAAAAGACGGCAGACCGCCCATAGCATCCACAGCACCCGCGCCCCACCTCTGCCATGCGTAGATGGCGAAGATGGGGCCAGCCACCAAGATCATAATCACAGGCCCATTGAGTTGCAGACTGCCAAACACAAACCCACCGCGCTTGCCCTGGCGGATGCCACGGAGGGCTTTCATCGGCTCTTCCCCCGGCTGTGCAATGTGAACACGCGGGCCAAACAATCGCCTAAGCATTCTCAACATCCTCTACCAAGTCGCCAGAGCCATTTACATGCAGATAGTCCGGCTCGGGCTGCTGTTCCATGCCATGTTCCTGTTCCATTAGGTCATTCCACGCGGTCTCATCGGTGTAGGTTTCAAGCCGGTTAGCTTCATCGGGCTTGAAGTCATCTGGATTGATGATGGTTTGTGGCGTGATGACCGGCTCTGCCTCGGCGTGTTCTTCGTCCTGTGCGGGCAACAACCGCCACCCCTTGCCGATCCCGGGTTCGCGTGTCACACGATAGGGGGAGGCCCCCACGATGACTACCTGTTCGGCAAATTCGTTGGCGAACTTACGAGAATTATCGGCAGTGAAGCCACGACCTTTGAACTGTGACCAGAGTGATCGCCAATCCAGCTTGCCCGCATTTTGGTTGATAGCCCACTCGAATATCTCTTCTGGCGTCACATCGTGCTTGCCGCCAAGTTCGGCTTTGTAGTGGTCGCCCTTCATCGACCGTTCAATGATCTGAAGCACCGTCTCGGAGTTGATGAAAGGGATTTGCACTTCATGTTCTTCGGCCCCCCATTGGAAGACGCCACGGCCCTTGACTCCGATGCCGAAGGCTTTATCGTTGTTGAGCACCATGATCGAGGCGTGAATGTTCGGCATAGGGAAGGCCATCTTCGCGGGCATGACGGCCTTGAGCCGCATGCTCACCACTTCCTTTTGCGGATACTGCGTGCAACACACGACGCTCACGCCCGCCGCGCGGAAGCGGCTCGCCACGTTGATGAGCAACTCTTGCGCCGCCGCACCGATCTTTGGTTCAAGTTTGATGTCGGCCCACTCATCAATGATGAGAACGATATAGGCGAGTGGCCGCATGCGGCCTTTCTTCGAGTTGTACTGGCCGATGTTTTGAACGCCCATCTCTCGGATGAGATCGAGACGCCGCTCACCCTCGGCCACCAGCCATTGCAGGAACGGGATCACTTCATCGCGCCGGTCGATCATGGCCGGCTGCTCATCACCTTCGATACCCACAAAGCGCAGCACGTGCGGGAGGTGGAGGAATGGCGCGAACTCCACACCGCGCTTCAAGTCCACCAGACCGATGCGCAACCGGCGCGGGCTGTTGTGGTTGATGAGCGTAGAGATGAGCACACGGAGGAAGTTGCTCTTGCCACCGCCCGTTGTTCCGGCCACCAACATCGAGACCATCTCACCCATCGAGCGCCACAGCATGCGCTTGCCCGTCGCCATGCCGATAGGGATATGCAGGTCACTGGCGGAAGCGGGCCGCATGGCAAGCGCATCGTCATACTTCACATGCGTGGGGATGGCCCCCACGCCGGTTTGCCGATAGACGATGTACACAAAGCCTTCTTCTTCCCCATAGTGATAGCTCACCTTGCGGCCAATGTTGCCACCGAGGTTGCGCATCACGTTCTCATCACACAGTTGCTCAATGCCCACGCCGCGCGGCCTGCGGCCCGGCGAAAGGTCAACAGGCAGATACAGAGCTTCCTCGGTGGCGAGGAAGTCGCGGTGGAACTTGATCTTCTGTACGCGGCCTTCGAGCGGATCGCGCTCGCTCTTGCGGTAGCGATAGCACACGCCCAAATCAGCGAGCGTGTCGGCAATCACTGTGGCACAGGCGCGGGCCTCGGCTTCAAGTTGGGCAGTGAGCGCGCGTTGCTGTGCGACCAACACCTTGTGCGCCTCCCGCTCTTGAACTTCCTCGGGGGTCAGTTGCCGAGGGATGAACCGCTTTAGTGCGTTGGCGAGGAGTGAAGAAGCCATAAGCCACCATCTACCGTGTCGTTGTCACCGGTGAAAATGTCATCCAAGTTGATGATCTGTTCGTGCTCGTACTGACTGAGTAACTCCGCAATCGCTTCGTCTTCTGCCGCCGCAATCGTCGGCACCGCCCCCCACACCAACCATGCCCGCTGCCACGGCATGTGCTCCAGCGATGCTTCGCGCAACCCTAACTCCCTCCGCGTGAGGCCGGAGAGTGTGCCCACGCTACCAAGCTGAGTGGGCATGAGATATTGCGGCAGGTCAGGGTAGCCGCTGGCCGCGAAGCCCAACAGCGATGAAACATTGCCATGCACGATCACATCACCCGGTTGCGCGTTCGCGGCGATGTAGTCTTGCACTTGCTCACTTGTGCCTTTTAGGATTTGAAGGTTGCCGCGATTCAGAATACCAGCCACTATGAAAGGCACGCACACCGCTACCGAATAGACCGTTGCCCGCCAGTCCACCCGGTGAGTGATCGCCCACGCGATGAGGAGGTACATCGGCACAGCAACGCCGATGAGCGCGCGGAAGAGATAGATCGGCTGCCAAACGACGCTGACCAGCATGGCTAGAATTGGCGGTGCGCACGTGAGCATCGCCAGCAACAGCGATGAGCGATCACGAACTTTCACCGCTTTGATGATGGCAAAGAACAGCAATCCGAATGTGATGAGGGCGGCTATCTCAGGCCAGCCAATCGGCAAGGTTGCGCCCCACATCACAGCATAGAACGGGTAAAGGAACGCGCCCACGCTTCCGGCCTGTATCCAATAACCGGTGGCCGTCAGGTCATTCAATTGCATCGCCAACACCCACGCCCACGGCAGATAAAGCGTCACCGGCAAGAGCAGGCATTGCCACACGAGCGGGATGAAGCGGGCCGCTTCACCGATAGGCCGGTCGGCGCTGACATGCACCGGCTGCGCGAACTCACGCACGAGGGCGAGGCCCGCAATCACCGCGAGATAGATCGCGCCGTAGTTGTGTGTCCACAGCATGAGGGTGAGCGCCACGCACAGTTGCCAGCCTCGCCGTTCAATCATGGCGATGAGTGCCCACAGCACCAACGCTTGCAGTAGCGTATACATGCGCGCATCTTGCGAGTAGTGGAGTTGAAACGGCAGCACGGCCATCAACCCGACGCCTATCAACCTGGCCGCATCGCTGAGTTTGATGGTGCTGGCCAGCCGCGCGGCCAACGCCATGCCCACCACGCCGAAGGCTACCGAGGGCGCGCGGAGGATCCACTCGCTATTTCCGGCGATGCGGACCAACACCCATTCGATCAAATAGAACAACGGGGGGTGAACATCACCGGCTGTGGCTGACAGCGAATTCCATAGCGGCGCTTTGGCAACGAGCATGGTAAAGGCTTCATCGTAGGACAGTGACGCCGCGCCGAGGCCCCACAGCCGTAATGCGATGCCAACGCCGAAGATAGCCAGCCACGCGTAGTTGATGAGCGTGCGCGTGGGCCGGATGTATTCCTCGGCCACGATGGGAATGAGCCATTCGCGCTGTTTCTGTACAGCCTGCGCTTGCAGGTCAGCGAGGAAGATATTGCGCCGGCGCGCGGGCAACAACCGCGCCACTGCGGGCACGAGGAAACGGGCGAGCAGCATTTCACTCAGCATCATTGGCCTCCATAACTTCTCTCGCCAGTTCGTCCACCATTTCTTCCATCGTCAGCAATATAAACCTTTGGATCATGAAGAACATCTGATAGGCGATGGCCAATCCCAAAACTTCCGGTGCTACTTCGACCCACAGGATGTTGACGTTAGTAAGCACTACATCTCGTGATGTCTGAAATCCAAGAGCCAAGCCCATCGAAAATGCGACAATGATGAACATGCCAGCCAATCCGCCAGAGGCCACATCCAACCCTAATGAAACTACTTTGTATTTCATAGGTCACCTGTGATAAACGCTCACCCGGTAGGCGCGGGTGAGCGGCTTCGCTTTACGCCTTCTTATTGCCCGACCATTGGGCCGCGATGTAAGGCCGAAGCACAAAGCCCACCACGAAGCCCACCAGCGCAGCCACGCCGATCAAGAGTTCCATTGAACACCTCCGATGCTGAGTGTGAGTGCGAGCAGCAACCCGCCCGCCGTGAGCAACAGGAAAGCAGCCCGCAGCCACCTACGCCATGACGTGGGATATAGGTCAATCCCAAACCACATCACGACGACCACGAGGGCGATCCCGGCAAACTGAGTGAGCGCCCAATCGCGCGCACTCAGGAGTTGCAACCATTCGGTGTAACGTTCGGTCATAGCACCATCCCTACGAGCACCGCGAGTGCAAAGCATACCGGTATCTCATACGTCGGCACGCCGATGAGGCCAGCCGCCGACGTGCCAACGAGTGCAGCGGCCACACCGATGTACAAAGGATCATGCGTCGCTCGGATCAACTCACGCACACGGCCACCCACCGCCAGCGCGAAGAACGCCGCCGCAGTCAGACTGGCCGGGCCGGTCTCGGCCAGCAAGTGCAATGCGATGTTGTGCGCATCCGGGTAGCGATTGAAGAGGCTGAATGATCCTGGCCCCCATCCGGTGAAGGGCGCATCACGAATGAGCATGATGGCCGTCCACCATATCTCTGCACGCTCATAGCCGCGCGTGCTTTGATACATCCAGACCGGCACGAGCAACACGCCCAACCACTTCGCTTTGAGCAACGGCCTAAGCAACTGGCGATTGAACAGTGCCAGCGCGAGCAAGCCCGCCGCCGCATTGAGCCACGCGCCGCGTGAACCGGTGAGGGCGATGACGGCCACGGCCAAACCCACAGTGAGCCAGTGGCGCATCGGTATAGCGGTGAGCAAGGCAATGCACGCATAGTTGCCGAGGGCGGTCGGTGACCAAAGCCGATCACCCGGCGCAGTGAGTTGCACATGCAATGCGGCCATGCCCGGCAACCACAGCCACAGCGCACCCAACAGCCAATGCCGCCTCACCTTGCGCACGATCACTGAAACACCGATAGCCACTACACACATCACAGCCACCCATGCGGTGGGTTGCAGTGAGCGGGTGAAGTCAATCGAGTTGGTCATGCTCACCACGAACGACACGAACAGCGCCGCCGCTGAAAGATAGATGCCGAAAGCCGGGTCACGTTTCATTGGCCACTCGCTTCTGTGCTGTCATCACCCTTGAGCAAGTATTCAAGTGCTTCGATCTTGTGTGCGATGTTGCGTAACTCTGCGCGCACTTGGTCAGCACAGACAACGGGCTTCACGTCTTCACGCTCCATTGCCCACGCGCGCTCTGCCCGCTTCTTCGCGCGCATGAGTGCGGCCTTCATCGCCGGGGTGTCTTTCATCAAGCCATTCAACATCTTGTACAGTTGCCCCTGATTGGGAAGTCGCAGCCTGCGTGCGGCTTCGCTTTGGTTGCCCTTTGCCTGCTTCAAGACTGACCGAATGAGCCTTCGGGCCTCTGGGCTGGATTTGGGCGTTTTGGGGGTCGCCCGAGTGTTGATATGGCTTTTCATACTTCGCAGTTTCTAGGGCCGGTTTAGGGCCGGTTTAGCGGTATCCAAATTCCTTGTTTTCACTTCCCGCGACCGTCTCAAAACCCTTTCAGATGGAGTTGGCGGTTCTTCACCTTGCCGTCACGCCGGGCGGTGATGGCGCGGCCACGCTCGGTGGCGCGGAAAGTCATGGGCCGGCCATTGCCGTTGCGCGTCACCGTCACCATGCCCGCCAACTCCAAACGGCTGAGGCGTCGCCACGCGGTGGCATAGTCGGCGATGTACCACTCCAAGAATTGAAACAAGCTGCTGATTGTGGCATTGCCTTCAACCTCCACGATGGTTGCCAGCATCTCGGCTTCGGCCTCGGTCAACCGCTCGGGCGTCATCACGCTTGCCATGATGATCCGCTCGATCGCTGCGGCCACGTCTTCATCCGGGTACACACTCCGCACAAGCGCGAGCACGTCTTCACTCACTTCGATGGGTGGCATTCTTCAACCGAATTGCATACCGCGACACCACTTCTCTTTGACCGTCAGCAAATTCAATCAGCACGCTGTTCATCGCTCCCCGTGAAACAACTCGGCATTCGCGCTTGAAGAGCGCGACGCGCTTTTCGTTGTTGCGCCACACGTAAAGGTGGGTCATCACCCGTGAGGGTTCAGCCGTGCCAATGCGGTGAGCGGCACCGGATGGATAGACCTTCCACTTCTTGCCGGCCACAACCACAGTCGTTGGCGAGTTCCGCTCACGACAGTAGTCAAATGCCTGCCACATCTCGTCAAATTGCTTCATTGCTCACCTCCAGCGCTCCAAGTGTCCGACTGTCCGGGCGTCCAGAACCGTCTCGCTGTCCCCAGCGATGCGTGCGCGGGTGATGGCTGTTCAGAGCAGGGAGGCTCATATCGCGGCCTCCAATCGTTTGATGACCATCTCAAGATCAACACTCGCGCGCGGGCGGAGGCCCTTGCCCTGCCCCGGCACCCAAAACCACCCAAGCCGCTGTAACTCTTTCGAGGCGTCATCCCACTCATCACCGGCCATCATCGCGTGTTCACCCTCGGCCAATGCACTGCGCGAGTAGGTCTTGTGCTCCATACCAAGCCGCACGAGTTTCATGCACGCCTCGCGCAGCCGCTCTTTCTCCGGGCTGAGGGCCGGCGCTTTGTGAACGACTTGCTCGCTACCGTTGCGCATGCTCACCATGCCAGGATCGAGATGGGCCTCCGGCTTCGGTGGCTCGGGCATTGTCATTGTGGTAGGGAACTTGAGCAAGGTGTCATACTCTTGCGCAAGCCGTTGGTCTTCTACATCCCACGCATTCTTCACCCACAACACGACGATGATCGGAACCGGGCAAGACACCACAGCGGCCACCGTCGCCCAGAGCAGTCCGAAGAACTGGTAAGCCACAGTCGTGACGAAGACGAACAGCGCCAGCGCCGCGCACGCGCTCATCGCCAAGCGCCACGGGTTGTAACGTTGCGTCTTCACATCACTGCGGAAGATGCTGAGTGCCTTCACCATGTCTGAATGAATTTCAAACGCTGTTCGATTGCTCATATGCCCATGCCTCCACATACAATCGCTGAGGCGCGAGTTCCCATGCCCGCGCCACCGGCCCGGCTGCTACCGGGCCGGGTTTGTTAGACCCGTTCGGTCTCAATCTGCAATAGCATCCGGTCAAAGTCTCGCTCACTGCCGAGCACGGCATCCATCGCGCGCACCATCCGGCGCATGTCATCGAGCGTGTGTGCACGGTCGGCGCAATCCTTCAACGCACTCAGCTTGCGACCATTCAGGGAATTGATCGGCGTGATGCGCCACAACGCAGTGATGGCCGTGCGGATGATTTCAAGTTCGCTCATGGTCGCCTACCTCCTGACCAATCTCGTGAGCCAGCAGCACACTTACCGCAGCGTTGGCAGCCAGCCATGCCGCGCGCGATGTGGGTTGAAGATTGCTGGCGTCATAGCCGACGGTCACCGGCACATTTACGCCGTACATGAGCAACTCAGTGATCGTCAGCGTCAGGTTTTCAAGCGCCTGACGATTGAGATGCTCAGGAAGTGTGAAAGTGTTGGTCATAGCCTTTCCTTTCAAGGTGTGACCGGCCAGGCTGTGACGTTGCCGGCGAAGTCACGCGCTGATCAGTCACGCCGCGAGCTCGTCGGCGTCCATCATGAAATCAACAGCGTACAAGCGCGGCAACTTCACTTGCTCAAGCCGCGCACGGATGTGGGCTTCGTGCTCGGCTTCGTTGGTGAACAGTGACGCCAGCGCCTCCCACCGTGCATCGCGCATCCATGCGCCCACGTCGCCGCCGTGCATATGAAACTCAGTCACGTCCTTACCGTGGGGAACCTTGCTGGCGAACACACGCCCACCCAATGGGATGTGCGTCAGCTTCTCAGCGCCATTACCCCCGGCCTCATCGTTGTCATACAGGGTGATGATGCGCTCGGTGTCGAGCAGGTAGGCCGTCCATTCATCGCGCCAATCCTTGCCCGCACCGTTAGTGGTAGTGAAAACTCCGCCGTAAAGATGGCCCTCCTGATAGGCCAGCATCGCATCGAACTCGCCCTCACAGGCGAAGACCGCGCGCCGATCCTCCAACGTGTTCGCGCCGAAGAGCGCCGGCTCACTCCCCCTCACCTGCCGATACTTGTTCTTCTTCCCGCACTTGGGGCATGGCCCGGTCATTGTCAAATGCTCACCGCACGTCTGACACTTGAACGGGTGCTCAGGCAGCAAGCGGATTTTGATTCCCCATATATCACCGCCCATGAAGGCTGGGAGGGTGATACCCGCCCAGACCCACAGGCCCGCAATCTCCATGCTCTTCGGGTTGTAGCCCACCTTGAAATCATTAATGGTCTCGCGCTTCACGCCACGCCGGAAGAGATAGTTGCGCACGCGCTGGGCCTTCTCATTGTTAGCGTTCAAGTTGGCCGCACACTCCTCTACGATGGCTCGGCCCGCTTGCTGCCATCGCGCGGTGGGTGGGCAATACGGTTTATCCAGCTTCGGGAAGTCAGCGACGCTCACCGGCTTCACATCGACCGCGCCCAACTTCTCGCATGCCTCGCGGAAGCCCAGGCGCTCATACTCCATCACCCAGTGGATCGGTCGCCACGAACGACCACACGGATTGCAGAAGGCGACGTTCTTCGCCCGTGCCACATCGAGTGAGGGATCGCGGTCATTGTGAAACGGACAAAGGAAGTACACATGCCCGTTGTGCTCACGCCGCGCCGGGCCGATGTTGTGGGCAATCACGCCGGCCATATCCAATGCGTTCAAGCGGTCAATCTCGGATTGCGGGATCATTGGTTAAGCTCCACACTTTGGTGCGGCCCGTGTTCTGTTCTTCGGCCAAACCATCCATCACCATTTGATTGATCACCGTGCTCACGTCATCGCGCTTCCATCCGATGTAGCGCGTCAGGTTGCGAAGGCTGGCCGGTTCGCCCTTCGTGTTCAAGTAACGGATCATGGCCGTCATGCGCGCTTCGCGGTCTGCGCCTTCGAGGGGCCGATCCATCACCTCCACGAAGCGATGCGCATTCACGCGCCAACTCTCAGCGATGATGTGAGCGCGGGCATAGTGGCTCATAGTGATCCTGGGGTTCTGCCCTCTCCCCTCCGCTGCCCAATCCAGCGCCGCTAACAGCGTGGCCGTCTGAAAGAGCCGCACACCATTGCGGCCATACATCTTGCGCAGCCGGTCATCTGGCGTCACATCCGGGTGTTGAAGATCGTGGCTGAGGGCCTCGTTGTACTTTGTCCAGTGCTTCCACGCCTCAGCTGCTATCGTCACTTCCATCGATTGCGGTTGCTTCACACGCACATCCCCTTCCCCAAACTCAACGCCCTCATCCGCTTGCGGCAGCCGTTCAAGCAAGTGCAGGATCGTCGCATCGAGCGATGCCGGCCGCTGGATCGGTTCATCGCTGTGGGTGATGCGCTCGGGGAACATGCGCTCGGGCACGAGCGAGACGAAGCGCGGCCATAAGCCCATCTGCCACATCTGCAAGTTGGCAGCGGCTTGAATGGCGGCCGGCGTGGTGGCCCCCAATAACGGGAGATAGAGCCACCGCATGGTGATCTGCCCATGCCGGATGGTGCTGTAGGTCTTCTCTTCGTCGCAGTCATACGCCTTGAGAAAGACCTCCACCTTGCCGATGTTGTAATCCTTGCGGAACGATCCGAAGAGTGACGAGGCCTCATCAATGACGATGGCCCGCTGCCCGGCGTGCAGCCTCGCCTTGCGCCACCGGCCCTGTTGATCGAACGGCATCTTCGCAAGGTTGATCGGTTCCATACCCGCCAACTCTTGAATGAGCCGATCCGATGAACTCTCATCGGGCAAGAGCAAGTGCGGCATGGTGGCGCGGATGAGCCGGCGCCCAATGTTGAGGGCGGTGGTCTTGTGGAAGATGGTGCTCTCAGCCACCCACAGCACCCACAACACCGGGAAGATCATCGGCTCGAAGTAGGTGACCACATGCAGCCGCCGCGCAACTGCAATGCTGCTAATCGCCAGCGCCGCCGCGATTGCGAAGTCCTCGGGCAGTGTGTTGGCGATTTGCTTCACATGCTCGGCATAGGTTTGCACGAAAGCGCCGGTATCACTTGCCGCCCGCTCCATCGCTGGCGTAAGCCGCGCGGCCTTCGGGAGTTCGGGCACATCCACCACGATCACACGATCTCGCTTGCTCTGCGCGGCCTCGGCTGTGACCTCCTCGGGGAACTCGGTGAGCGTCGGGGGCACATCAGCCACGGCCTTGAGCACGGCCTTTCCGTTGGGATGCACCTTCACCCATTCGGTGAAGACGGAAGCCCGGTCACCGTTGGACACGCGCAGCACGCCGAACAGTTCGCGCCAATCGCCGCTCAAACGGTCTGCATTGATGGTTGGAAGGTCAGCGCCAGCCCTGAGGCGGGCGATGGCCCATGCGCTGTAGCTGATTGCCATGATGACTGCGGTTCGATCCTTGCCCCGGCCCACCGTGTTAGTGTTACTTCGTGGGAGCCAATACGCCACGGTGGGCCGGGGTGCGAGGAGGTTCTCAGGCCGCTTCACCTTCTGTGGAGGTGGGGGCCTGCGGCCTGACGATCAATCCGATGAGACAATGGTTCTCTTGCACAAACCGCACGAGATGCACATCAACACCTTCCATCGTCACACCGGGAGCGCCATCGCGCTCATTCACAAAGCACACTTCCGGTTTCACACCGTACTTCTGCATGAAGAAGCCCAAGCCCGCGGCGATGTTGAAGGCGAGGGGCATTTTGGGGTAGTCGTACTGCCACAACATCCCATCGAAGTGCGCAAGGTCGCTCACGTTGCCGTTGTGGATCATGCTGCCTCCCCGTCACTTTTCAACCAATCAGGCAACAAATCAAGCGCATAGCTATCCGTGTCCTTCGAGTAGCGCATGAAGTGAGCGTAGCCCTCGAGCAACTTCAAGTTGTGTGGCACTGCGACGATGGCCTTGCGATAGCTCACCCCCATTTCTTTGAGCCATGCCTCGGCCACAGAGAACGCGCTTTCTGCCCGGCGCTCGTGCTTCGCGTGGTTATCGAGCGGGTCGGTGCCAAGTGTTTGATAGTTGTCCACCAACACGCGGCAGTAAAGCACCTCGCTCCGCTGCACCTGTGAGAGCACAAGGTATTGGCGATGGAGAGCGACGCCGAACTTCCCAAACCGGCCGGGGTCAACGATGACGTTGAACTCAACTGGGAGCGTCTGGTCGAGGGCGTTGAACCAATCCCGTGTATTGCCGAAGCCGATGAAGTGCTTGCTCATGGCTGCCTCGCTGTGAATGGCAATGAGCCGATGAAGTTCACAACCTGCTGCGTCTCACGATGCAAGATCACCCAACCACTCGTGCCGGCTGGCTTCACGCTGTACCGCTTCCAAAAGGTCTTCGCGCCGCGCTTGCCAATGGCCCGCATGTGTTCGGTGCCATGTCGCTCAACAGTCTTCAGGCCACCGATGCGACCGGCCTTATGCTTGTGATTGATGTTGGCCTTCATGATTGCGCATCCCCGACGGTAGTATCGCCGCCGATGACGATGGGGACCGGTAAACAATAAGGAACCCCCTCAAAAGGAAAGTAGAAGGCCGCACGGCCAGCGGCCACCTCGAACAGGTAGACGATGAACTCTATCTTCTCTTCCGGGTCTACGTGTGGGAACTGCACCTCGGGCCGTTCGAGGCACAGCCAGCAATAGCCGTTGGTGCCGATGACGACATGAGCGGGTTGCCCGCAGCACTCGCATAGCAGCACCGGCTTATCCCAGGTGGGCTTCACGTCTGCAAACGTGCGGCCCGATGAAGTGGAAACTACATTGCCCATGATGATCCTCCCGCGTTGGTGAAACGGTTGATACTTTCACCGGTGCTTCTTGGGCATCACCGGCCTTTGCCCATCCGCTTCCTTTCTCACTGCGGGCACCATGTGGACTTGGCCCGCCCGCTCCTCACTCCGAACTCTTCGTTCGGTCTCCGCTCTCGCCCACATGAGCGCGGAGAAAATCAAAAGGGTTATTAGGGTGATAACGGAGCGCGACCTTCATTCGTCATCCCCCCATAGGCCGAGGATGATGACGACAAACAACAGAGTGACGATGAGTATAGGGATGGTGTCTTGCATCACGCCTTCCATCCGTTGCCGTTCTTCTCGCGCTGGCCGCGTAGCACCTCGGCGATTGCCGGGGCCGGGCCCTCAACGCCGTACACTATGAGCAAGCGGCCCACGGTGGCATCCGTGATAGCCTCGGCCCCACGCCGAATTTGATAGGCATGGATGTAGCTGTAGCCGGTTTCGTTAGAAAATTCTTTGGTGGTTTTCTTCTGAGCCTTGAGCCAGCGGCTCAAGGTTCTGTGGGGTGAATTAGGTCGTCCGCTCATGGTGTTCAATAAATCGGATGAAATGTCCAATTACTTGTACATTATATGCATCAATATAGACGTGTCAATAGTTTTCAACCTTTCCTAACCATATTCGTACAGACACGTGACCCCAGTACCAAAACTATCCGATTACGTCCGAGACCGGCTCAATCAGTTCGATTGGTCTCAAAACAAGCTGGCAAAGAAAGCTAAGGTTTCTCGCGGGGTTATGACGAGGGTGATGAACGATGAGCCTCTCAGCCATTCAGTGATTGAGCGCCTGAGTGTGGCTTTGGATGTTTCAACGGAAACACTTATGCGAATGGCCCGAAGGCTTCCCGCTAAACGTGAAGGGCCTGACCCCGAGATAGATGAATTGGTGACACTGTTTGATCAGCTTGATGACGCTGACAAAGACGACATCCTAGCGATGGCACGGATCAAAGCGCAACGGAAGAAAACGGAGAAGCGTGGGAAGGCAAAGGTTTGACTTTCGCGCCGAAGAGTTCGGGCGATTGATGCGCGACCTGCCCGAAGAGCATGGAGTTTTCAAAGGTCTCATGCTCACCCTAATTCAAAAACTCCTTCAAAGTGAACCTGCGTTCACATGCCAACGGCGTTGGGAATTTGTGATTGAAGAGCCACGTATTATTGGGGGGTGAATGACGAAGCGACGTCTCGACCCCGATACCGCCTACATCTTCCGCAAGATCAATGAGATGGGCAAGCCAAAAGCGGCCTCGGCCCAATCATCATCTGACGAAGAACCTGAAACGCGAGTGCGGTCATTCAACGCGCTCATTGCGCTGTCGGCGGTGTATGGCGCAATCGGATGGCTGTTGATAGCCGTGGCTGTGCCAGTGCTCATAGTGGGACTTTGGCAAGTCATCACGAGCGTTCGCACTGGGGGGACGTTGGGTGTGCTATTGAGCAGCTGGCTACTCGGTGTTTCGCTGGCGATGATCTTCGGCGGGATCACCTTCCTGGCAATCAGTGAGCTAATCAACCTCATGATGGCAATTCAAGCCAACACGCATGAGATTGCTGAGGCCACCGAATTGACCAGCGCCGCCCTCATTCGGATGGCCGCTGCATTGGAAGCCAATCCCAACACATCACCCTCTAAAGATGCGCTGGCAGAAATACACTTCAACGCCAAGCGCGCCGCCTTCGCCAGCGAAGAACTCCTCAGCATCGCACAGCGGGCAACATCAAACCGCAAATAGTCTGACGACGGTCAAGCCTGACTGCCATAACCCCAAGTGTCGAGTTGACTCGACGCTTCGACACCTCGACACCTCGACACTAGACATAAACCTAGTGTCGAGTGTCTAACTGTCGAAGTGTCTAATAAGTCGTCACATGTATACGCTGGAAAGCGCGCGAGACGATTGCCCTGAATTCAAAAATCACTTGTGACCAAATCGATGCGGCCCGGGCGGCCACCCCCATTTCTGACGATGCAGGACCGAACAAAAAAAACTCCGCGCCGGGTGAGGGGGGCACCCGGCGCGGAGTTGTGTGGATTATACGTCAGAACTTCACCGG